TCTTCGTCTTCTTCTTCACTCATGCCGTGTTTTGGCTTTTCTTCTTCTTTTTTCATGTGCCATTTTTCTTCTTCTTTTTTCATTTTCTTTGCTGGCATCATTTCTTCTTGGTTCAACAAACCTTGAGCAATTTCTTGTTTCTTTGCTTCAATGTGTGCTGATACACGGTCGTGAATTGCTGCATACAATTCTGCTCTGAAATTAACTGCATCATCTTGTGCTGCGTAATCTATTAGGTCTCTTGACATAGTTTCCTCCAATATGGTGTTTATTTATTAACCTTGAGTGGTAGCCTTAGCTGGATCTTTTTCTTTGCTCTGGTCTAGTTTAATGTCCAAATCATTTTGGTGTTCTGCACCATCCATTTGGATTTGTGATAACATCTGTTGTTGTGCAACATCATTCGTAACTTGAACTGGTAAACCAATACCTGCTTCTTTTTCTTCTTCAATTTCTGATTGCATAACTTTGATTTCATCGTCATTCAATCTCAACACATTACGCTGAATCCATGCTTGCGAGAAATAACGACCAGTGTATGGGTCAACCGACTGCAACAACTGCAATCTCTGTGTCATTAGTTCAGCATCTTTAAGTTCACTAAAGTTATTGTCTTTAATGAAGTTATAGTGGACATGTTCTTTGAATTGTTTCCATTCATCATCGGTACAAACACCTTTGAGTACCAATTGAACTCTTAGTGCTTGATGGAACAAGTCAGAGAATTTGTTACGCATACGAGCAACAAACTTAGCAAACTTCAATTCATCTCTTGTAATCTCACCAACACGACCCAAAGAGAACCCGGATTGGTTAGGATCAAGTCTGGAGACAGGAACGTTCAAAGACTTATACAGTTTCTTCTCAAAGTATTTAACGTCTTCCAACTCACCTAGGTTCTGCCCACCTGGTAGTGTGGTAATCTCTGTACCTTTGCCGCCTTCTCTACGTGGTAGCCAGAAGTCTTCCATCATGGATAAGAACTTACGGTCATCACGGACTTCACCGGTGTTTGCATCATAGACAAGTTTGTTTTTATACTTGACCATAATGTCACGTAGATATTGTTCTGCCTTTAGTTTTGGCAAATTACCAACGTCAATATAAAAAATTCTACGTTCTGGTGCACGAGAGATACGATAGATAACTGTCGCATCTTCAATCATACGCAACTGGTTTAGTGGCTTGATTGCTTTGTGTAAGTAAGATAGAACAACCGCACGGCGACTATCCATAAGTCCACTAACCACAGAAACAACAGAGTCAGTAGTAATTCTGGTACCAACTGGTCCATAATTTGTAGAAGTACCAGAGGTAACTTTATCATTGTAGATGTAATATTCATTAACAACATTCATTACCTCTACGCCGGTGCGTTCATCTTTTTGTTTTTTGATTTCACGAATCTTACGCATCTTGCGTGGGTCAACGTAACGCAGTTCTTTAATACCAGCAGTTGGGTTTTCTTTATCTACAATAATGTGGTAATACAACTTACCATCAATATAATATCTACGGAAGATATCTTGTGCCATGTTGGTATAGTTCAACATACGCAAAATTTGATGAAATTCCGCTTTGATTGCTTTCTTAATCTTGTCTGATACATTTAAATCATCAAGAATAATTTCTATGTTCTTGCCATCATCGTCTTGGCAGATAGCTTCATTAACAATGTCATCAATGGCTGATTCAATTTCTGGCTGCATTGCCATTTCACGGTAACGAGATATAAGTTCTACCTCATTTTTTGCAGTACCGTCTAAGTCAACATATGTGCCGTAATATGCAGCGGAAGTAATCGTTAACGCACCGTCATCTGAAGAAGGTGGCGAAAACGATTGTTGTTGGGTTTGGTTTTCTTCTTCCTCTTTGCGAGAAATTGTAAAGCCAAATAGACTAAACTTTTGTGCCATGTTTTTCCTGGTTACATTTCAAATAATCATAAAAGAGAGGACCTAAGCCCTCTCTTATGTATACAACAAGAATTAACTTGTTGTGTTGCTTGTCCAGTATTGGTAAGCAAATGTTACTGTGAATTCTTCAATAGTATCATTTGTTCCCCAATCCAAATCAATTGGAGATAGGTCAACTGGGAACATACCAACAAATCCATAAGACTTGATGATACCGTTGTTACCGGCAGTTGATGTTTTGCTATATTGGTTAACAGTTGCATTGATAGCATATGGTTGACCACCAGAACCACCACCAGTAACGTTAGCTGGCAATCTTACGTTGCCTGCATTACTATTGATTGTGTTCATCCATGCTTCAATTGAATTACGAACGCTGAAGTTTTCATCGTTGATAACTGTTACTGTCCAGTCTGCAAATGTTCTGTTACCAGCAAACTTTGTTTCACGACCAAAGTAGTACAATGGAACAGTACCAATTGTTGAACCAGGCAACTGAGCAGCTTTACACAAGAAAGAGAAAGGTTGGCCAGATTGACCAACGCCTCCTGGTAAACCAGTCATTTGAACCTGGAACAAATTTGGACGTGCGCCGTCATTTTGCAACGCACTTGTAAATTCGCTAATTTGAAAAGCCATTTTATTCTCCTATTTGTTCCTATTTATTAAGCGCCAGTGGTAGTTACTGTAGAGAAGCTAACACCAGTACCAACTGCAACAAAGTTCAACTGGATAAAGTTGATAGAACGAGCAGGTTGAATGTAAATGTCACCAACAAATTGGTTAGCGTTAACAACAGAAGGTGTGTTGTTAGTTGAGTCGCAAACAACTTGGAATGATGTGATACCTCTTTGTGCTTGAACTGAAGTCAAGAATGGAGTTACAAGAGCAATAAATTGTGCTTGTGTAAACGCATCGTTGAATTCAAACAATGAGTATTTTGCTGCTGTTGCAATTGCTTGTTCTAGAACAATGAACAATCTACGAACGTTGATGCGGTCAAACGCTGAAGGTTGTGTTTGCATTGTCTTGTCGCCAAACAATACTGTACCATTTCCTGGTTGAGAAATGACTGGATTAACCGCAGCTTGATACAATGCATCACGTGCCGCTTGGATTGGATTCCATGCCAACTTGATAACATTCTTGATAACGCCACGATTCAAACCAGCTGGAGACCACCATGGATTGTTTTGTGTGTCTGTATATACGCATAGACCAGCAATGTCACCATTTAATGGAACCCAACGGTATGTGTTGTTATACTTGTCAAACATGTATTTCCAACCAGAGTCAGCAAAACCGTAAGAACCTGATGGACCACCAGTAATAGAAGACAAATTGCTCATCCAAGATAGAACACTTGTTTGTTCGCTACCAGAGTTGTTAACAACCGCGGATTGTGGTGGAGAAACAAAAGCAACACAGTCTTTACGTGTAGAAGCAATGTTAATAGCATTTGTTTGAACTGCTGAACTTGTAAATGGACCAGTCATCAACAATGAAATTGCTACTTGTGAAGGGTCTGCAAAATAACTTTGTGCTGTAATAACGTCTGCATCTTGAATTGCTTGGTCTGTACCACCTGTTAATGCAACAGTTTGAACGCTAGACAAGGTTTGGAAAGAAACGTTTGCTGTTGGTTGACCCCAAGCTTTAGCACCTGTTGAAGTAACTGAATAAGAAACTGGATCAATAGCGTAAACAAACTTAGAGTTGTTGAAGATTGCTTGTTTGTAATAGTTAGATTGACCGCTTGAATCAACACCATCAGTTGCTTTAGACAAGTATGGGAATGTTTCTAGAACAGTACCTTTTGTACCACTAATCAAACCACCAGCATCAATAACAGCAACGTGAATTTGGTCATTTGCCGCACCAACTGTGTTAGCACGATAAGATGTACCTGGTAGACCAGAGAAGTAGCCACCAATTGCGATTGTTGTTGAAGTACCAGATGCATTTGGAATTGTGTATGTCCAACCGCTGTTCATTGCAGCAGTATTGGCAAAACCAGAACCAGCATCAATAACAGAAACAACCAATGAACTTCCCAAAGCACCTGGATAACGTGCAATGAAAGGACCGTAGGTATTTGCTGCACCGTTTGGTAGATATGTGTATTGGAAATTGTTTTCGTTTTGAACTTGCAAACCTGTAGTACCAGATGTTGCGTTATATGTTCCGTTATTTGCAGCACGTACAATTTGCAAGTTATTGCCGTATGCCAAGAATGACGCTGCGGTAAAGAACGAGGAATATGTGTTACTGTCTGGTGCACCAAAGGTGTTGACCATGATTTTTTCAGTAGCTATTGGTGTAAGTTTGTTAACTGGACCCCAAGTGAAGTTACCTGCATATGCACCGGCTGTAGTAAGAACTGAAGGTACAACTGTTGTCAAGTTGGTTTCTGTTACAAGTACGCCTGGAGATAATTGAGCGATTTGAGCCATTATTCTTTTCTCCTTAATTATTCTGTTTTTGGTAGTTTATACCATTTGAATATTTATGAAACACTATTTTTATAGATTTCTTATCATATCTCTAATAAATGTACCATAGGTATCTCCACCTACCGTGGAATCCCATAAATCTCCGTCCATCAATTCAAGTCCATGATTTAAGCCATCCTCAATAATTGGTTCTGGTAGAGTTTCATCATCAATTTGATTCATATGTTCCACTTGGAACTGTTTACGAATGTCATGGCTGACTATTTCTTTGAAGTATTTCTGTGTTGTTGCCCATGCAAATGTCACCAAACACATCACCAAGTCATCATTTGAGCCTTCTTCAGCAGCAAATGAGTTCTTGTCTTGCACAAAAGTGGTCAATTCAGAGATAACATCAAAGTCATTAATGACCATCTTGTCACCCTCAACCAACATTTTCAAGTTGGCGCAACCTATACGTTTCACTTGAGGTGACATTTTTAAACCTAACTGTACACCTCTTGCAAAGCCAGCAGATAGTTGTTGTGGTTTCTTGTTACCTGTGAATACTTTCCATAGATTTTCATATTCAAGTTCATTATGTAGAATGTCTGCAACCTGTGGTGTGTTGTTAATTTCAACCAACACATATGCATCGTTGAACAACCTTGCAGTATTGTAGATTACAGTTGGGAACAATACAGGATGGATTGACGAACTGTGATATGTTGCAACCATTTTGTATGGCATAGCAGAGATATCCATAA